ATATAGAACTTCTTCGATTGAAGAAATAGACGTAGGCAATTATTTTTTATCACTAGGTGATAGTAATGTATTCGGCGTTGGCCTGTCTAATGAGTTGACCTTTACCAGCGTATTATCAAACCAAACCGGAGTTAACGGAATTAACTTAGGCGCAATAGGCTGCTCTACTGATTTTATATTGTTTAACATTATTAATTCATTAGAAACGTTCCAACAGAAACCAAAATTTATATTAATAGCTTGGCCTAATCTTTATAGAAAAACATGGTTCCTTGATAACGAAATGTATTTTTGGATTCCTCAAATGAGTCATATAGATA